GGACGGAAAGGTTCGGCTGCAAGCTTACTTGCCTGAACTGTAATAAACGTCTTGACGTAATTAACAACAACGAGTGGGTCATTCGAAATGAGTGCCCACTCGCTATAGTCAGTATCGCCAAGACTGCCAGCAGCAGCGGCGCGAGAAATGTCAAGTGCTTTCTTGTCCGTCTCACGATAAGAGACTTTAGACTTAAAGCGCTCAAGAATTGTGTTCAGGGATTCCGACATACTGGGCCAATAAAGATTGTTCAGTCGCTGCCGCTTCATCAGCGGTCAACTCCTTTGGTGCGGTTGAAATGTCTAACTTATCGATTAAGTCAATCGCACGGACCTTTAAAGTGTCCGGTGTATATTTGTCGGTTGCAATCGAATATAACGTAGAACGAACTTTCTTGGTGTCTAAACCATTACGTGCAAGCGAACCCAATGCTGCAACGCGTGCCTGACATTTTGCCTGGTCGCAGTATGCAATCATTCTAAGTTCGTCTGCAAGTTCTTCTGCTATCATATTGATATATCTTATTAAGACAAAGTTATTTTTCCAAAACTTTTATATGGTTTATTTTCACCTTGATTTAAGAAGACTTCGATATATTGATTTGGCATAATGACAAAACGAATTTGCCATAGTTCCAAAATCCACATATCATTTGTTTTGTAGCATTCGAATATGCCCTGAAAAGCATCGCGCAGTCTATCGAATGCATACTTCCCTAAGAGTCTCATTGCCGTACCTCGTACTGTTACAAAAAATACGGCACAGGTTTACCAGCCTGTACCGTTCTTGATGACATATGGTCGTAAGAGATATTGTGTGTTGTGGTCGTCATCAATAGTGGGTCTGCTGGACTCGAACCAGCGATGTGTAATGGACTACGAAACCACATCACCTTTGACCCATGGTGATAGACTTTACGTGGTCTATCAGCACGTTAGACTTTACTGTTCGTCGGTAGGTTCGACCATCTCTTCCGGAGTGAAGATCTTCACGCCAGACTTGAATTTGCAACCTGCCAAAGTGAGCGGTGTCAACTGGCCATAGGCCTTGATGACCTTGTACGGAATGTACTTATCATCATAGAAGACCGTATCGCACAGATCGTCTTTAGTACCCGGCTTGATGCGCTTGATGACCTGGTAGTCGCGGTCGGTCGCTTCCAACAGAATCTTCATAGGCGTCTTCCACAACTTCGATTCAGAACCTTCGAAGTCCATCAGGATTTCAAACAAGTTCTTGAAGCCGTTCTTCGTGGTGTCGAACGTCTGCATCAACTTCGAGCGAGTGCTGTTGCTGATGCGCATCCAATTGGACCACTTGCGAACGACAATCGGCGTGCCGTGTTCATCGCACCTGATCTGACCAGATTCGTCCTTCACGAAACCACCGAAGAGGAAGCGGCAGTTGGGAACCGGGTCGTTGGTCTCAGCCATAGGTCCCGGCGGAAGATCTGCAGTCTGGTAAGACAGTACGCACACGTCAACGTATTCGTCGTTGGGGAATGCGATGTACTCTTTGGTTTTAACATCGAACGGATTGGTAGCCATGATTACTCCTTGATTTGGTGGCTGTTTGTGATGTTCATAGTTAGTTGAACTAACTATTTATATATCCAAAGTTTCGAATGAAATTATCCAAACTTCGGATAAAACGAGGGTTTACCTTTCTTCAACACCTTGTCGTAAACGTCCGGGAAATCTTCCTTAAGACGTTTGGCATCGATTGTGTCGCGTCCCTTCATACTTACCATTGTCGCGAATTTTGCGCCCTTATAAGTAAGTCTCTGGAAACGATACAAGTAATTGGTAAACAACAACTTCTGTGCGGCAAGCTTTTGTTCCAGTTCTTTGCACTTATCACGAAGGATAATAAATGTCGCATACTCTTCATCGGAGATTTCGTATTCGCCATCTTTATCTTCGTTCGTGATTGCAGCTTCGGCCACAAGAGCTTGGTCGATGTCTGCATGCACTGGATCAGGCTCAGGCGGAACTTGATTCTGAATGCAGTTCCACAAGAGCTGGCACTTCTCTTCGAGCTTCTCAACGTAGATCGGGTCGTATTCAACCTGCCGTTCAAAGTATTCGTGGCCATGAATAAGTACCGCGAAGTACGTAGTGTGAATGCCAGTTACGTGCATCTGCCACTGGACCTGCGCATAGTATCCATCAGGCACAGGATCCCAGTCAGCAGAACTACTACCTGTTTTGATTTCCAGAATAGCAACACACTTGCCATCTTTCCACAGTTCGCCATCAAGACTGCACTTGCGCCATTCACGTTCGTAGCACGCACCTTGACGCACTTCAAATTCAGGATGTTCCTTTGCAAATTTCTTGAACTTGATAACGTCTTCGAGCAGCGAACCCCATTCTTCATATTCGGAAGGTTCGTGCTGTTTTGGATTGAGCTTGTCGTTATAGACGGAGAGCGCTGTACCCCACTTAGATACACCCATGGCACACGAAGCTTCAGTCGCGGTGATTCCGCTCAGACGCCAGTCAAGCCACTCTTGGGTTCCTTGCTGAAGTTCATATCTTGTTGCTGTCATTGTCATGTCCTTTGAAAAGAATATCCGAGCCGAACAGTAAGAACCATACGGCCCAGATAATCATGATGTGAAAGAAGCCGCTGAAGCCTTCGAACGTGGCATACAAAGATGCCATCAGTAGAAAGCATATTGTAACCACGATCGTATACTTCATTACGATACTCCCTCCTCGTGGAACTTAAGCGGCAATTCCGTTTGACCAGGAACCGGACGGTTCAGGCATACCCCTTCCATCAGCGTAGCATAACCAGCGATGTCGTGCCAGTGGTCAGGAAAGAAACAGTCACCGTACATAACACGACCGAGCTTTTCAACGATCATGCGTACAGTCTGCCGACCTTCAGCACCGAGCTTCTTCCAATTGTCGGTTTTGGAAAATTCCTCGAGCACCTTGTCTTTAACTCCAGCGGAACGTGCGTAGTTGCCATGCACATTGTTACGCTGTTTAAGGGTATCTTCTACACTCATTCTTCGCCTCCGAATTTAATGTCATCGACAAAGGCCACTGCCGATTTCGGTACAAGAGTTGGCCGATGAGGACCCATAATCAGCCACTGGTCAATATATTCGCCGATGATATACCCATCGCAGCAAGTACCAATAGGTTCCTGCTTAATAATAACGTGCTGAAGATACACGGGATCGGGCTTCAAAGCATGGCAATGCTTATACTGCAGGCTGTGCTCGTTACGATACAGTGTGCCCTCCGTAGTCTCTTCAATACCGGTCAAAGTACCAATAAACCAAGCATGACCGTTGTCCGAAAAGATACAGAACAGACCTCGCTCGAACTGTTTTGTATCAGAATCATAAAACGCTTGGGTATAATCCAAGTCGTTGAGTTTATCGATTGGCTTCATACCATTCCTCATAGGCGGACTTTGTGATGATGAACTTATCAACGGACCCGCCTTTGTCCGGATGATTTCGTTTGGCCCATTCAATCCAGGCCTCTTTAATATCTCGCTGTTGTGATATACCAAGCAAGCTGCGGAGATACATCTCAACTTGTCGGTCATCTTGGTACACCTTGGACATCTGTATAAAGACTTCTTGTGTACGGCAACAGTGCTCGTACAGTTCCATCCAATACAGTCGCTTGTCCGTCGGACCAGGAAAATTCGTGTACGTGAAATACGTAATAATGTTATGTTGGTTACAGGCTTTTAGACGTCGCCACCATTTGTGCATGGAGATCGCACCATAATGGTACCCATGCTTGGCCAATGAAATCATCAGCTTGATAAATGGTTCGTCAACCGGATTAGCCCACGTGCACATGAACGCCCAATCAAACCGTCCCCAATCTTCGTACTTACGGAGCTTGAGAAGAAGTTCGCAGCGATTGCACAGGTCTAATGTAGCCTTCGCCTCAGCCTTTATCGCGGGCAAATCATCCGGGTTGTTCAGAACCGATTGCCTGTTTATTAGCATCCTGGTACTCCAGCTTATTGATCGTGTCTGCGTAAGAGTTGAACACGTCACGAACCATCTTGCGAATACGTTCAGTCGCATCCTTCAAATGATCGTACGGCTGACGACGCTGACGGCATTCATACTTCAGATGAATACATTCGGCACAGATGAGTTTGGCTTCGGCCATCAATCGTTCATACAACGGGTCTTTCCAATTTGCAGCAGGAAAGTACGCGCTCAAACGTTTCTTGGCCATACTCATCACGTTAATGAAAGCCGTCTGGCCTGCTTGTCCACTCATCATATAACCAGTCTGGACGATCGGTTCATTGACGAGGTCTGTAGCCATCTTAGTTATAGCCAGCGATTGACTATGTACTTCGGCAATTGATTTGCACTCAGTGATTGCGGGTACGTTCATTTTGTAGTCCTGTTTTGTGTTTGAGTTTTCGAAAATTAATCTTTGAAAACGGTCTTATGGGCCCTAAATTCTTACTTAAAATCATTTTGAAATTTTTTTTTCTCTTTTCGAGTAAGTAAAAGGCCCCTTAAGATAATTTTCAAAGATGAATTTTCTAAAAACGTGCAAAAGAAATGGCCGCGAATTTGCGACCATCTCTTTTATTGTGATTAGGCTTCGGCCAAACCGAGCTGAGCGAGGAACGCAGCCTTCTGTTCCGGAGTCATGCTGTCGAGCAGGCTCTTGACAGATTCGGTGGAAGGCTTGCGAGAACCACCAGTAGCACGGACACCGTCGAGCACGGCAGTCACGATGTCAGCAGCAGAGGCGAGAGTCTTGGCACGACCCTTGATAGAACCGTGAGACACACCAGCGAGCTGGGCAATGTCGTTGATGGAGAATTCGTCCTGTTCGACAAGTTCCTCGAAGCGCTTCGCGGCTTCGTCCTTGATGCGGGTCTTGAGTTCGTCAGACAGGTCGTTGGCAAAGCGAACGCCAGACTTGACTTCGACTTCGACTTCGTTTTCGTTTTCCATAATGGATTCCTTTAGCACGTAGTAGTGCTGGTTGATTGTGAGTTGTGAGTTGTTTTCACATTTAAATATCTATTTTTTCGAAACTTAAATTCCAAATTTTCAAAAAATTTTCGATGGTAAAATTGGAATTTACAAGCACGTAAAATAAGATATATAAATATGAAGATTACAAATGCAAAAGAACGAGCAGAGTTCCGACGTGGTCCAGCGTGGCAAATTCTACGCCGGTTCATTGCATCGTCTAGAAATATGACATGCGAATATTGTGGCGTCAAGTACAAACGGTTATGTGACTTGAACATTCACCACATGTATACAACTAACTACGATAACCTTGCGCAAGACCGTTTCTTGTTGCTGTGCAAGACATGCCACGAGTTTATACACGCAAAGTATCGTAGTCCATTGCTCGCAGATAAGATGCTGTTTGGGCGCAGCGACTAATCGCAGACGTGAATGGATGGGAAGCGATCGCTTGACATCCAATGAATTTCGTCGGTATTGAAATTCGTGTTGTCTACAATCCAGGCTTCTTCATCAGTGTCTGGTGACACTTCGAAAATCGCTATGGTACCTGTGCAGTAGTCCATAATCGTAATCCATTTTCTCATAGTTGATACTCCTTCTTAATGGCGTTGAACAAACATTCGTTGATGCGTGCTACAATTTTGGCACGCTTATAGTATGGAACCTTTTGATAGTCGTTCGAGAATCTCGTGCGACTTATTTCGATCGATGTATATCCGCCTTTGTCGAAAGCTACGAACATACTAAAAGTCTTCTGACTTATATAGTAACGGTCACTCAAACCTTTGAGGCACAGACATTTCCAGCGTGCACGTTTGGTCCAATTGTTGAGCTCGGCCACGCTAACGTCGTCGCGAATAAGTACTTGGCAATTCAGTTGACGGTTATACATATTAACCTCATGCTGGGAAAACGTAACACGGTACGTCGAAGAAACGGCACGTGTCAGACAATATCCAATTGGTATTGAATATATTACGTACAGACCATCGATCGTATTGCGCGAGTGGATTTATGTCTGTACCCCACTCAGCGACGATCGCGATTGGTATCACTTTCTTATAGACGACTACAGTATTGTAGCCGTTTATTTTTACACACGCAAATGAGAATGTGCGGCTGTTCGGAAACTTCTGGCGAATGTTCACCGGAATTTCTTGCAACATCTGAAATGTTTTCGTTGTGAACTTGTTATCCGGATAACCTGTTAATGCTGCGCGATTAAAGTCAAGCATCTTTCTTTACCTCACAGTTAAGTAAGTTATGTATTACGATGTTAAATCGCATTCTGCATGTGTCGCAGAATATGTATTTGTTACTGCGAAGAAACATATCGCGGAATGATTCACGTACTTCGATAGTAATAGAACCTTCGTCGTTGTTACATGACGCACCGCATCTGTCGCAGATGTAATTAAAAGTTATTGGCATTGTGTACCTCCGAGAATAGCCATGCAGCACGAACCAACGAACATCGCGACCGATGCTGATGCCAACAAAGCAATTGATGCTGTGATTATTTTGTCCATGTTTGTAGTCCTTTTTCTTTATATTATTCTTTATTAGAGTTAATTTGTCTGTAATCGCCAGGCTTTTTGTTGCCAGCGAATACAGCATAACGCTCGCCTTTGTATCGACGATTCCACGCGTGCGCAATTGAATGTGCAAGGATTCTATCGTCAGTCACATAATAACGGCACGGCTGTTCAATGCCGTCATCAATTCGCCATACTGAATACATTATTGCCTCCTCAAGGTAGTTAAGAATGTGAATACGTGCTTTGCCTGTTCCGTTGTGTTCGGAATCTTCGCACGCTTTAAATATTGTCTGGTCATTTCGATTGTCAGTGGTTTACGTTTGCGGTCTTCTTTGAGAAGAGCTGCGACAACAATCGCGACGCCAAACTTGTATTGCTGTGGCACGTGACGCACAATGTCAATGATGAAGTCATTGTCGCTTTGTTCAGGTTCTGGTGGTGCGATGAACAGCTCACGCATTGCATGGTCGTCATCGTCCATAGGGTTAAGATTGTTGTCGAAGTTGTACTCAGTCTCAGTTACTGACCGTGACTCAATGCTGTCATACTTGTCGTGCCAAATCTTAAGACAACCGACGTTGATGAGATACGCCGCTTGCTCTGCCTCGGACCGCGTACGATCGAGCTGCAAGAACGCGGTGTTCAATCCTTCCCATGCCGTGTTACGATCGACGCCGTAACGACGTTGTATTGCTGACACAATGTTTTCGTAGTCTATCATAGTGCTAACCGTATGTGATGCCGTGGATATACTTCTTTAAGACGTTGCACTGCTTCGAGACACGTTTGCGGCGCAACTGTATATACGGCAACTATTTTGCCGGTACGTTTTACTGTTACTGTGATTGTCATGCCATTCCCCTTTCATAGATGTTGGTCAACGTATAATGCCGACCGTATTGAGCTGTCGCTACGATACGCTTCGTCGCTACGTTGGTCAGTGTACATTTATAGTCTTGATACTTGTACGCAACCGCACGAATGATTACGCCAATACGACTTGGGTCGTCGATCGAGACAGTCTGTTCTACCGTCGTGTTATTAAACGCGGCGATACATTTCAACGTAAGCACATACGTCATATCGTAGTCCTTTGATACAGGTAGCAAACTACTACCCTATTGTGCCCAACACGAGCTAGGCACGATAGGATAGTAGCGATATATTTCAATCGCTACTAGTTGTATTAGATGCGCTTCAGACCCAAAGCTGCGAGTTCGTCGTCCGTCATGGTACGAACACGAGACTTGACCTGCTGCTCCTTCGTCTGGCCATGAGCTCCGAACGTGGTCATAATTTCGTCGTTTGTGTAACCAGACTTTTTCATGGTCATAATGGACGACAGCGAAACACATTTCAACCATGCCATTTCGTTGTTGGAAAGTTCGTCAAAGTCTTTATTCAACAGTTCGTCGAGTTTGTTGTTGACTTTGAGGTTGATTTCGGCGATTTGCTTTTCATTGTACTTCATAGTAGTAGTCCTTTATATAATGAACTAAACAAATTCTTCGTTAGGTCAGAACTGTTTTCGTTCGTTACATGTATAAATTTAAAATAATAATTTTCAAGAAGTGTCACAAAATAGCAACAGAATTGTAAAAGAATTGTCAGAATTTTGTAAAAGTTTTGTCATTAAATAAAAATACTATACGTTTGAGCAGTCGATCGAGCCAAAACACTGAACATTTGAGCAGCAGACGTTAATTTGTGCGGAGTATTTCAAATAAATTATCTTAATTTATATATAATTATATATAATATAATATATAATATAATATATAATATAATTTATATATAATATCACATATAAAATAATAATATCACACATAAGATAATAACACATGTAGTATATTAATTTGTATGTATTAATTTATATATGGATAATTATAAATGATTAGAATATATATTATATACATACAAGTTAATCTATCTAACATCTTTTGACCAAATCTATATATTATATTTCCAGGTGTAAGGGGAGGGGGATCACATACGTGATGGGGGTGGGGTTGATATAAAGCATTGTGCATATAGACAAATACTCATAGAAGTGTACCAGATGCCGTAAATGTGGAGCGAATTGGAAAATTCTTTTTACCAAGTTGAGATATACGAATATGGAAGAACAACTCACTACACCGGTTGAAGTTACGTCTGATGCAGCTAATGCGGAAGGTAATGTTCAGACCGTGGAAACAAATACGACCGAAGTGCAGCAACCGGAAACTGCACCTCAAACTGAAGGTCCTGAAGTCCGTGAACAGAATAATTGGAACAATGGCCGTAGACGTATACAGCAGCGGCAGTCGCTTAAGGCGAGAGTGAAAGAACTCGAACAGCGCCTTGCTCAGTACGAAGGTAAAGACGATGACCAAAGTCGTTTCTACACCGAACAGATCAAGGATCGCATAGATGACCTTAACGCGATGGATGCTGATGCTGAAGCTACAGCCTTTGCAGACCATGCGTCGCAGTTCTTTGGTGAAGATACCGATGCTTTCATGCAGAGTGTCTACCGATATGCGGAGTATGTGAATAACAACGAACCTGACTTGCTCAAGTATTCGCAACGTGAATATGGTCCGATCTTACTCCATGAGTGGATGCAGCGTATGGACAATTCGAAGTTGCGTGCTCAGTGGCTCGGAATGACCATGTTTGAGAAGTCGAAGGTGTTGGACAATCTCTACGGTCAGATCGTCAACGTCATTAAACAGTACAATGCGAAAGGTAATGCGCCTAAGCCGAATGTACCTGTTCCGAATGGTGGACGACAGACTCCGAGTTCTGAACCATCTGACGATTTTGGTGTAGAATTCGGTCGTGCAATTAATCGTCACAAAGGACAATAACAATGCTTTCTACAACTGCAAATGCTCAGCAGATTGTCAATGCCCGAATAATGGCTGAACTCGGCGTTCAGTTCAATATCGGTGCTGACATTCTGGGTAAGGGTAATCGCCACATCGAGAAGTATCTCGGTGCCGAAAAGATGAGTGGCGATACCGTCATGGTGCCGGTGGTCGATTCCGGTAAAGTGTTCCACAAGCTCGATCTTTCTGGTGAAGATCTCTCTGTTCAGCGTGATGCTGTGCCGGTTACGGTTGGTCCTCTTTCCACTGCGGCTCAGATCGACCAGGAAACCCTGACGCTCTCCATGAAGGATCCGGCTGTCATGGGTAAGCGTGTGGCCAAGCTCGCTCTCGATGCAGCTGACATGGCTTACAAGTGCCTGGCTGGTTCTGCTCTGAGCGCTCAGAAGATCGAAGCCACGGACATTACGTCCAATCTCGGCTTTGCTGCTCGTAACAAGATCTACGACGTGTTCGCTCTTTGCGAAGGTTCGAAGCTTGAAGGTGAAACGTTCGGTGTGATTCATCCGATGGTGTGGAGTAAGTTGTGTGCTGCGTTCCAGCAGAACTACTCTCCGAACGACAAGATCGGCGGTGATCTGTACAAGAACGAACTCGGCGATCTCGCTGGAATCAAGTGGACCAAGTCCAACTTCCTGCAGACAATCACTGGTGCGACCATTTCCGATACGATCGCTCTCGACTACACGACTGCGTTCAACCAGGCTTCGTTCGATGTGCAGGCTCCGAATGCTGTACCGTCTTACGGTCAGCCGAGTCTCACCTTCGGTACCGACATGGATGGCTTCTTCCAGACCAAGGAAGTTGGTGCTCTGTCTGATCCGTTCACCCTGACGCTCTCCAGCGAAGCCGTTCAGACGACTGACATCTTCGGCAATCCGACTGGCCAGACCGCTGTGTTCCGTCTGAGGGCTACTGCCGTTTCCGGTGGTAAGGTCACGGGTTGCACGTTCGCTGGTCCGGTCTTCTTCGAAGGTCCTCGCCAGAACGTGTACCACAGTGCGTATGCTTCTCACGCGCTCGCTGCGGCAACTGCTGCTAACTTCCTCGTCAATGGTACGAAGTACCTCGCTCCGGCTGTTGTGTGGAAGAAGGATGACTTCCTGGTTGCTGTCAAGGGCCTGGAGAAGTTCTTCGGCATGGATAGCTTGACCATTCCGACTCAGTACCGTGATCGCGGTATTCTGCCGCTGCGTGGTCTCGCTTGGACGGATCCTGAGAAGGCCGCAACGATCTTCCGCGTGGATGTGCTCCTCGGTATGAGTGCGTTCCTCGGTGTTTCGATGCAGTCCATCTACATCGCCGCCTAACCTTGATGGCAGGGTAAAGACTATCACTACTACGTGAGTGACCGCTGGCAGACCGGGGAATAGTCTGCTTAATATGAGCGGAGGTTTATATGTCTAAATATAAAATGATTAGAGAGTTTGGCCGAGCCCTCGCGAAATCTAATTCCGATAATAATACAGCCGATATGGTTCTTAAGGTCGCCCACGAACAACCTGACAAATATATAGGCAAATTTGTTGACGGCATGGTGGAAACTCACGGCGGCCTTAAAAGAACTGATGACCTTCAGGCAGAACTTGATCGTGCTTTTGCTAGGCATACTAAAGGCATGAGCCAAGACGCTATCGATGACGTCATTGGCACTCTCAAATTCAACAAAGACGCGGCAGCTCCGGATGCACTTAAAGCCCGTGCAACTGAAGCCCCGAGAGTATGATGACAGACTCCGTGAAAAGATGAGCGATCTGCTGCAGGATCGGTCTAGACCGCTGAACGATTTGCTCGAATACTTCTATGATTTAATACATTAACGTAGGAGGCCATATGGCTCTTAATTTTCAAGGAGATCGCGCTGTAGGCGTTCTCAACGATCCCAAAAATACGTTTAATACCGATGACCTCTTTCGTGTATACGATGGAGGTATTCTTGTTGCCGGTGGTGTTTCGGTAGACCACGGCGATTTTGTGTCGTGGGATGGCACCAAATGGAAGCTTGAGACGGACATCAAGATTGCGCGTTCTGATGAGATTTCCAATACGAACTCTAGTATCGCCCCGAACTACACCAAGAAGACGTACGAGGCAAACTCCTACGTGATGCAGGACGGCGTGCTCTACACGAACCCGAACGCAATCG